TTTTTGTAATTCTACTGCTTGAGAAATTTTATCTAATTCTTCTTGAGTAATAGGAGCTAATAAACTAAATCCTTGTTCTGGAACAACTCTATTATCAAAAGATGTAAAATCTTGTACTATTCCTGATCCTTTTTTCTGACCTCCTCCTCCAGAGCCTAATCTTATTCCCTTATTAAATTTAGATATTAAAGGTAATACTTTATTTAATGAGTTTTTTATTGAAGTTCCAAAGTCATTAAACTCGTTTTCATATTCTTTAGTTTCATCTTTTAAACTTTCTAATCCGTCTGTTATAATATCAAATGGATTATCTAATGGATCTTTTCCTAAAAGCTTTCTTAAATTATTAAATGATTCTAGGATTGTATTAAATGGATTAAGCTCTGCTAAAAATATTAGCATATCAATAAGAGCATTTTTCCACCAGCTAATATCACTAAATTGTTCTTTTAATGCTTCCCAGTTATCAGTAATAAATACAATAGCAGCTGCTAAAGCCGTAACTGCTGCAACAGTTGCTAATACTGGAGCAGATATTCCAGCTATTGCAACGGCAATACTTCCTAAAACTATTAATAATGGTCCTAAAGTTGCAGTTAATAAAGCTATTCCAATAATTATTTCTTGAGTCTTAGAATCTAAATTACTAAAACCATTTAAAAAAGATTTAACTTTATTAGCAATATTTAAAACAATAGGTATTAATTTTTGTCCTATTTCAACTCCTACGTTTTCAAAGTCAGCTTTTAATTGTCTTAATTGATTAGCTAAACTTCCACTTGTTCTAGAAAAGTCTCCTATTGCATTTTTAGATTGTTTAGCTGCTAATTGATATGTCAAAGTTGCCTTTGCAACTCTATCTAATTCTTTAAAAACTAATCCTTGTTCTGATGCAAATGTTTTTAAATCAGCTTCTGTAATTGCAATTCCTAAAGATTTAATGCTTTCTCTTTCTCCTAATAATGCCTTTGTTAATGCTTGACTAGCACCCTCTGCACCCCCACTGAAATTTGTAAATGATGCTAAATCTACAGCTAATTCATTCACTTGTTTACTTAACTCTAAAGCTTCTTCTTGTGTAAAACCAAAACCAGTCAATAAATCGCCAGTATCTCCTAATAATTGCAAAGCTGCTTTACTACTTAATCCAAAATCTTTTTCTAAATTTTTTGCAGTTTCATTAGCTTGAAATGAAATGTCTTTAAATACAGTATTAAATTTGCTTTGAGTTTCGCTAAAGTCACTACCTAATTTTACTGCTGCTGCTCCTAGTCCAATAATTGGCAAAGTTAAATTAGTAGTCATTGTTTGACCAGTTCGCTTCATACTAGCTCCAAACTTTTTAAGACTTCTAGTTGCTTTTTTTAAGCTACTCTGAAACTGCTTATCATTTAAAGATAGTTTTACGCTTAAATTCTTTTCAGCCATTTTTTTTATTTATTAAATCGTATTTTTTAGCTATATACTCAGCTCGCTTTTTTTGTTTCTCAACATCTTTAACCTCTTCTCCTTTCTCCCATTCAAACTTAACTAGTTTTTCTGGAGTTAAATTTTGTCCTTTTTTAGTATGAGGCTGCAACATTAAACAAGCTAACCATCTTACTCTTTCCCATTCCCTCTTTTCTTTAGATTCTATTACGTCATTACGACCTTTTTGTATCAAAAAGAATTCGTGAAATGTTAAATTCCAAAATTCATCTGGTAACAATCCAAGCCCATAACCAACAGACTCTAATGTATCCCAGTCTATTTCTTTGCCGCTTTCGTCTTCTTTGCGGCTTTCACGTTTCCCTCGTTTCCAAGTTTAGCACTAAATTGTGTAGAGAACACTTCTAATACTTTATTTAAAGCATCAAAATCTTCATCTAATAAGTCTGCTACACTTTCAACTGTTAAAGAACATTCTTGTCCACTTACTCTTGATCCGTCTTTTATTCCATTTAGAATCAAAAAACAAGCATCATCTAAACTCATTGATTCTCCTAACTTATCTAAATCACTTAAAGCTCTATTTGTATCTTTACAGAACATTCTTAAAGCATTCATTCCAAATCTAACAGGATAATCCTTTCCGTTTATTATAACTATTTCGTACATTTTTATCGTTTTTTTTTATCGTTAACATTTAATTAAAGTTGAAGAGGAGGAGCATAAGCTCCAACCTCGACAACGATAAAATCATTATACTGCGTTCTGAGTTAAGTCTCCTGATCCCTCAATAGATACTGAGTAAGTTGGAGCGTCTTCTGTTCCTCCAGAAATCTCTAGAGAAGTAATAAAACCTTGTCCAGTATATGTATAACCAGCTGGAGTAGCTAGAGCAAAAGTAAATGTTACTGGCTCTCTATCTCTTGCTTGAGTAAATAACTCGTCTACGTCTGTTGTTGTTCCAGCACTTACAAAGTCCATAAGTCCATCAGCACTTAAAGAAAAACTTTTAGTACCTCCTAAAAGAGTTCTGTTACCTCCTGAATCTTTGTTTGTTATGTCGATAGTATCAACATTGTAAGATAAACTTACATTTTGTGAGTGCATTAATTTAAATTCAGTTGCTGCACCAGTAGTAGCTTGAACTTTTAAAATTAAATCTGTTCCGTTAAAAATTGCCATTGTTTAAATTTTTTTATTTATTAATATCTTCTTTTTTGCTTTCTTTTTTATTATCAAGAGCTTTTAAAGACTTTAAAACTCTGAACTCTTTTATACCTACTTCGTAAGATTTGCCTTTTTCATAATCAACACCTCTAAAAGTAATATCTTTTTTTAACTTAATTTTATACATATCTATCTATTTATATTAAATCTGTAATCATGAGCTATTTGATAAATTCCATTTGTTCCACTTGTATCATCAAAAGACTCAACAGAATTTTCAAAAAATATCTTATCTACTACAACTCCAGCAAAAGTTCCACTTACATAGTCTAAAGCAGTTCTTACATTAGCTGATAGAGTCATTAATTCACTATATTTAGAATGAACTAAAGTAATCTGTACTGTAACATAGTCATAAGTAGATACTCCGTTTTTAGTCATATTAGGAATATCGCTAACAACTTGGTAAACTATAAAAGGTAATGTTCCGTTTTGCTGATTAATTTTATATCTAGATGGATAAATTCTAATTACTCCACCCTCTGTTACTAATGGAGCAACCGCTGAATCATTACTTAAAATATTATATATAGCTTTTCCTACTTCCATTATTTCTTAAATCGTTTTTCAATCAATCCTTTTAATTGATTAGTTACGTCATTTAATGCTTGTGATCCTTTACTTCTTGCTGCTTGGTCTAACATTCTTAAACCAGCTACACCTCGAAAACCATACTCTAAAAAGTAAAAATAAAAGCCAGTCTTATTTTCATTAGCAAAAGCTCCTTTTACTCTTGGACCTACAAAAACACTAGGAGCAACTCCTCTTCTGTTTTTACCATTTATTACTGCTAAAGACTTTTTTAATTGTCCACTATCTTTAGGAACTAAACCTTTTAATTCTGATAAGATAGGCTTTGCTGCTTTTCTCATTGCTTGTCTTAAAAGAGTTTTGTTTTTAGAATCTGACATATTTAAAGACTCTAAATTTCTAGCTATTTCAGCAAGCTCTTTTTTATTTATTGTTAGTCCTACATTCATTAGGTTGAGAATATATCTTTTAAATCTTTTCTTTCTAAAGTCAAAATCATTTTATCCTTTCTCCCTACTTCTCTTATTCCAGTAATTGCATAAGAAGTATCTCCATTTCTAATATAAAAATCTGGACTTACTCCTATTGAATCTCTATATCTTATTAAACATTCTATCCTTTGTTCTCCTATAAATACATCAGATTCATAATTAGCCTTGCCAGATTTAAAATTAAAATCTCCATAAATAGTTACACTTGTACCACTTCCAGCAATTCGCTCTCCGTAAGCATTAGTAGTATAAACTTGATTTAATAAAGTTAATTTTCTATCTAGCTTTCCAAATATCATAACTCTAAAAATCTGTAAGGAGTTAACATATATTCAACCATTAATGGAAGTTCAGCTACTTGTGTACCTAAAACTACGTCTTGCCTTTGTTCGTAATATCTTCCAACTATAATTAACATAGCTTGTTTAATAGCATCCTCAACTTCAGCAGCAGTACCTCCAGCAACAAACTCAACCTCTACTGCGTTAGGTCTTTCGTAAGTATCAGGGAAAGTACCATCATTACTCTCGTATATTCTTCCTGGCTTTATCTTATCGTCTAAATCATAATTAGAACTTGCTAAAGTTTGTAAAACATTATTATTATCATAATACTTTACATGAGTAACACTTTGCACTATTCCAACTTGTAAATCAATATATGGAGGAAAAACATCAAAGTAAAGATTGTAAGTCTGACTTATTAATCTTCTTCTTGTAAACTCCTCAACTTGATTAGTAGCAACTCCTATTAATGCAGTTATATAATCATTGTCATCATCATAATCAGAATCAACTCTTAAATGTTGCTTAGCTTCAGCTAATGTAATAGCAGTATCAGTTGGAGCAGTTTTTAAAACTAGCTTACCATAATTTACATATCCATCAATACTGAAATAATTATAATTTAACATATATAAAAAAGTAAAAAAAGGAGAGAGCGATTAAACTCTCTCCAATTAAAATTATGCACTTAAAGTAGTATACTTCACAAAAGAAGCCCCTGAAGCAACACCGAAATCTAAATAGTTATTTAAGATTAGTCTTACTTCTCCCTCGATTGCTCTTGTATATGGATCAACTTGAATACTCATTGGTCCAAATTGAGCCATGAAAACTCTAGAAAAATCTCCAAAGATACCATCTCCAGAAGTTCCAGCTACTGAAGCTGGAGCAGAAGAGAAGTAACCAGGATAACCAGCTAGCAAGTCATCAACATACAAAGGATAAACAGAATTAACTTGAGCAGCTGCTTTAAGAGCAGAATAAAGTTCCCAAGAGTTAACAAAAGCATTGTTTCCGTCTAAACCATGGTCATCAGCAATTGTCTGAATAGCTTCTAACATATCAGAAGCAACATCAAATGATGCAGATTCAGTAAATGTAAGAATCCCTGCCTCTTGAGCTATTGCTCTTGGAGCATTAGAAACACTAGTAGAGCCAAACATTGCAGCATCAATCTGAACAGCCATATTACGAGCCATATCATTCATTACGGCAGCTTCAGCTTGAGGTCCATTTTGAGCTAGAATCTGATTAGATAGATTAGCGTAACCTGTTACTCTGTTAGGAGATAAAGTTAATTTGTCAAAGTTAGCACCACCATTAACAGCAGTACCTACTTCAGTATTCCATCCTACAGTTGATCCACCAGCGATAGGAAGAACAGTATCAGCAGCAACAGTACCTAAATCAGTAACACCTACTTTAGAATATAAACCAGCAGCTTGTAAAGACTCAACAAAAGTACCTACTGCAGTTGGAGCAATAGCAGAATTTGTCTGGTCAATAGCTCTTTTTTCTTGTAGCATTGTTGGTATACCAATACCATCGATAGCCTTACGACCCTCTTTTTCTGCTTCTTGGTGCATTTCTGCTTCTAAACCAGTTAATTTTCCTCCGTTACGGATTTCATTTACTGCTTTAAATAAAGACCAATTTTTAGATGCTCTTACTTCTTCAGAAACTGGAGCATTCTTTTTTACTTTAGAAGCTTGTAAGTTTTCAAACTTAATACTTCTTTCAACCATTGAATTTAATGATTCAACTTTTTCATTTAAAGAATCAAAGCTAGTTAGTTCTTCAGATGTCATATCTCTTTC